CGCCGATCTTGCGGAACGCTTTTTCCGCCTCGCCGCCATCAACCGCCGCCTCGCCGATGCGGCGAGTCAGAATGGCGAGGCCGCGTTCGAGATCCTCGCTGCGAAGCCCGACCTCGGTGGCGGCGAAACGAAAGGCCTGCAGAGCATCGGTGGAGACGCCGACGCTGTCCGCAAGCTCGCCGAGCCCGCCCACTGCATCGACGGCCCGATTCACGAAGTTGGCGAGCGCGCCGACCGAGAGCGCCGACAGCACGGGTCCGAGCAGCGACAACGCGCGGCTGGCGCCCTGCGCGCCTGAGGTGATGCGCTGGAACGCGCGATCGCCCTGCTCGCCAAGCTGATTGATCTCGGCTTTCGCCTGCTGCGCGCCTTCCACCGACAAGCGCAGCAGGAAGCGACGCACCGCTTCAGCTACCATCGCGCCGCTCCTTCGCTCGTTTCACCTGCGCTTCCGCCATTCCATCCGCGATCGCGACCAGCAACTCGCCCGTCACCTCAGGCGAGGCACCGAGCGCCTGCGCGACCGCCAAGGCGGCGGCCATGTCGATCCGCGCCCCTGCCATGTCCGCTGCCATGCACGCGAACGCTGCGCGCCAGCACGCCATCCCATCGATCGTTTCCGGGGCGTGCTCGACGTATGGACAGCTCAGGCCGCACTCGCGTTCGAGACTGGCGCAGCCTCGGCAGTATTCCGGCCCGCCGCCGCAGTGCCATGCGGCGCGGGCCCTGAGGCGTTTCCCTCCGCTTCAACCGCGCGCAACGGAGTCATGACGGCATCGAAGAAGGCGAACGCCATCTCCTCATGACTCAAGAGGACCTCGACCGCTCCCGGCGTGATGGGAACCGCTGCGCCCTCTTCATCCACTACGTTCTCCCAGGCGCGGATGCACTCGCGTCCGAGCGCCTGGATGGTGAGCATGAGCGCCACGCCGCGTCGCAGGTTTTCCTGCTCTGGCATCTCTTCCTTGCCGAGCAGGTCGAGCACGCGTCTCCGCGCCGCCGCTTGCGCCGCCGCGACCATGATCGTGGTGATCGGCGCGACGCGAAGCCGCACGCCATGCGGCAGTTCAACCCACCGTTCCTTCTGCGCGAGTCTGAACATCAGGCGTAGCTCGCTACACCGTTGCGCAGCGTCACGGTCATCATGCGGCCGACGCCAGAGTCGAATGCGCAGCGAAAGTCGAAGCTGGCTTCGATGCCCTGCGGCCCCTGGATCGGCGTCTTGGCAAGCGAGAGATAGGTCTCGTGCAGCGTGATGGTGAGACGACGGGTGGCGCTGATGCGGTACTCGAACTCAAGAGCGATCGCTGTGTTGTTGACCGCGTCATCCAACAGCGTGGTGTCGGCGAAGCGGCTTGTCACCTGACCGGTTGCACGCGAAAGCCCAGGGTCTGCGCCCTCGATCTTGAAGTCGTCGCGGATCGTGCGGACGATCTCGATGCCGTTCGAGAAGTTGAGCTGACCGCCGGTGATCTGCGCGAGCGCGTTGTTGTTGCGACGGATGATGCCCTGCGCCTTGTTGAAGGCGGTGTAGTCCCGCGTGGTCGGGGTGCCGGCCGACGACGTGTTCGAGCGGGTGGAACCTTGCGCGATCAAGGTGACGGTGGCGGTCGCGGCGCCGGACGGCGAGAAGTCGATCTGGAACGTGTCCGCACGCACGCCCGACGAGACGGCGTAGTTTGGCACGTCCGGCATGGCTTGCTCGATGCTGTTCGACGGCAGCGAAGAGGCGCCGGAGACGAAGACGTGCTGGAAGTCGGGCGCGCTGCCTGTGGTGGTCGGCGGTCCGAGCAACAGCCGCAGCCAGTCGCCGATGAACTCGAGATCGACCGGCACTTCCGCCCGACCCTGGACGGTGACGATGTCGCGGAAAGGCGGGGCGACGTCGCGGTTGGTTGCGAGGCCGATCACGTCTGCGTCGATGAAGGGCTGCTCGGCGCCGAGGTCGAACGAAAGGATCGGCATCAGCCGCCAGTTGCCGCCCGGCGGCGTGCCGTAGACGGCCTCGACCGCCATGTGGATCTTGCTGTTCGCACCGATTGCACGGGCCATGTGGACCTCCAAAGATCAGGAGAGCGGGGTGTCTGTCGTGGTGAACCAGAGTGAGACCGGCACGGACGCGGCGCGCACGGAAGCGGCGCCGTCGAATTCGAGGTCGTCGAAGGAGGGGCTCTCAGGCTGCGCCCATTCGACCGCCCCGCCGAGCGTGCGATCGGCGATGATCGCGTCAGCGATGTCCACCAGCAGCTCGTCCAGCAGCTGCGCTCGATCGTCCGGTGTCGCGCCAGGCGCCGCGACCACGATCTCGGCCACATGCCGCACCTGCCAGCGCAGCGGCGAGAGGATCGCGGTTTCCTCGACCGTCTCGCCGTCCTGGATCACGACCAGACCACCGGCCGTGATGCGTTGCGGAACGGTTTCGTTGCGCAGCACCTGCGGCGCTGGTGAGCGCGAGGCGAGAGCGTTCGAGAGCGCGGTATGCAGCGCGGCGATCGCCGCTTCCCGTGTGCTCACTACCGCACCAGATGCAGCACGATCATCGCCGCCACGATAACGATCGTCCAAGACGCGACCGCGAGCACCAGCCCAACAGCGATGCAGCGGCCTGGCGACATCCGCCCGTCACGGTCCATTACGCTCCTCCGTTCTCCACTCTCGCACGATCGCGGCTGGCAGCCGTGCGAGCGCCTGATTGCCGGCGCGCTGCGCATCAAGCCGCTTGGCCAGCCGCACCTCAGGCAGCAATACAAACATCGGAACGAAGCCCTGCGCAAGCAGGGATTGCTGCCATGCCGCCGCGCCCTTGCGCCGCCCCGTCGCCACCGCAGCGATGCCACCAGCGATCAGCGGCGCACGCCTGCGGCCAACGCGCTCGCCCTGCCGCACGGGCAGGCACCAGACAAGCCCGCGCCCGTTCTTGAACGGCCGCACGAATGCCTGCTTGCTATCGACCATCTGCTGGGGTGTCACGCGCGGCTTGGCACCACGCCGTCCGCCCTGGCGGTTGAAACCGGTAGGGATCGCGAGATACTTGCCCTTTCGCGCGCGGATCGTCACGCCACGCTCGAACGCGTCGATGATGTTCGGCACCTTGGTCCAGACGATGCCAGCCGCGCGCAGGCTCTCGCCGGATTGCGGGAAGACACGCGAGCGCCAGGCGTTGGCGATGCCTCGGCTGCGCTCTCCGACCGCTGCCGTCACCTGTTGGCGCAGCTCGGTCTTGAGCCGCTCGGTCTCGGCTTTGATGGCGCGCGTGACAGCGATCTCGCCTGCGCGCACCTCCTCTTGCAGAATCGTGCTCAGGTCCTTGACGATGGAAGCGGCGATCTTCATCAGCGTGTGGACCGAAGCGCCCCAGACAGATCGCGGACAGCGTCGCGCACCTGATGCAGCGCCTCAAGAGTCTCGCGCTGCAACTCGATGATCATGCGATCCTTTTCCTCGATCCGCTGTTCCGCGCGCATGTAGAGGCGCAGCATCAGAGCGATGAACGCGAAGCACACAAGCACGATGATCGGACTACTCTCGATCAGCCTCGTCATCAGAGAGATGCTATCTTCGTTCATCGGCCGCACACTTCGCGAATCAGCGCAGCCTGCGCAGCTACCTGCCGCAGCGTGTCCTCCGTATCCGCTGGACTCGGCATGATCGGCCTGATCTCATCGCAGAGATCGCGCGGGAACAACACATCCAGCGCGCAGCCCGCCATGAGGCCAACCGTGAACATGAGCGCGCTGATCTTCGCGAAGACAACAGGCATGGTGGCCTCCGTTGCGATTCATGCGGGATTGCGCGCCTTGCCCCAAACGCATCACCACGGGCGGGGTTTGACCGCGCCATCGGCACGGCAGGCACGCTTGGTGTGCTCGGTCGTCCCGCGCGACCGCCCGGAAGGCCCGTGGCAATCAGTTGCGACGACAGAACGCCCGCCACGCCACGCCGATCGCATCGCGCTCGGCGTGCTGGACGACGAGCGTGTCGGTCCCGATATCGAAGGTGTCGCCCGGCGCCAGACCGGGCAGATCGGCGACGGCGACGGTGAGCACGTCGGTGGCCTGGATCACGGCCGTATCGAACGCGGCCGCCACCCGATCGGGCGACGAGCGAACCACGCGCACGGCGGCGGGTGGTCCGACACCACCCGCGCGCCATATTGCGTCCGTCCCGATGTGCGGATCGGCGAGGATGTCGCCGAGCGCCGCGGCGAAGAGGCTCATCTATCAGTTCGAGGACCAGAGCCGCACCGCGAGCCGAGGCCGCTTGTTGACCGGCAGGATCGACGCTTCGGTCTTCACCTCGATCACGGAGCCGTCGGGACGCGAGAGCTGCCGCGCATAGATCGGCAGCCCGACCGTGTTGACCGTCTCGATCAGGTTGGCCGGCGCACCGTAGGTGACGAAGGTGTCGATCGTGCCGAGCGGGAAGGCAATGCCTTCGTTCGCGGGAACCAGCTTCTCGGTCGTGCCGGTGGAGAGCGTCACGGTCGCGTTGTACTCCTCGAACATCACGCCGGCGAACGGGAAGCGCTGACGCGTGTCCTCGCGCAGCGGCTGCGCACCCGTGGAGGCATAGTACTTGTAGGCCTCCTCGACCTTGGGATGGCTGATCAGCTTGTCGAAGAACTCCGGGCTGACCAGCGCGTGGATGCTGGTCATGTTTTCGCCCTTCAGCTCCTCCTCGATCCGGCGCAGCACCTCGCGAACCTTCGCCTGCACGTTGGTCGTGTTGGTGCCAAGGACAAAATCCACGCTGATCTGCGTGAGACCGAACTCGGTAAAGTAGTTGTAGAGCGTGGTCCCGGCGCCGTCCTTGACGGTGCCGCGCAGCGCGTTGATCTCCATGTACTCGCGCGTCTGCGCGTGCTTGACGCGCATGCGAGTCAGCTTGCGCTCCATCACCGTCGCAAGCGGATCGGCCGCATCGGCGACGCCGAAGCCGCGCACGCCCTGGATGTCCTGCGGCGTGATGACGTCGTCGTGCGGAATCCATGGCACGATGAACGAACGCATGGACCGCGTGTCGCGGTTGGCGACCGTGGCAGGGCCGCCCAGTTGCACGGAAGGGAGCAGGTTCAGCACGCCTTCCGCCTGCTCGATGATCACTGAGCGCTGGGTGATGCCTTCGAAACGGAACAGGCCGATCTGCCCCAGACGAGTGTAGACGTTGGGCAGGATGTTGATGGCCTGCGTCATTTCGGCGAGCGAGTAGCCGCCTGCGTCAAACGGGTTGATGATTGCGACCATCGGTCGGACCTCCTTCAGGTAGGAACGAGAACGGCGCCGACCGACGGCGCCGCACTTGGGTGGACGGGTGAAGATGCTCAGGCGGTGTCGCGCGGGATGATGCCGACGTAGACGAGCTGGCTGTGCTTGGCGGCGATCTTGGTCTGGTTGTTGACCGTCGCATCGAACACCAGCGCGTCCTTGCTGACAACCGCCGGGCCGCGTGCGACCACCACGCCCTTGGCGGCGCCGCCGGTGGCGTCGACCGCCTCGATCAGCACGGCAACCGCGACTTCCGCACCCTCGTCGCCCGAGACCTGAGCGTCTGGCGAGAGCCGGTAGATGCCGGAGGCGGTGATCTTGCCGAGCACGGACCCGAGCGCGTAGTTCGTGCCGCTCTTCAGCGTCACGACCTCGCGGTTGTAGTTCCCGTTGAGCTCGTACTTCAGCATATCGCCGAGCGTGGGATCCTTGGTCAGAACAGGCATGGCAGTGGCTCCTTGTCAGTGCTGCGCAACGGCCGCCGCGCGCTCGCGCGCACGCCGGACGATCGGGCTCTCCGACGGATTGTCGGATGCCGGATTGGGCTTGGCGGCGATCACCGCGCTCGCCTCGGCACGCGCGGCAAGGCTGTCGAGCACGGAGCGGCGCAGCGCGTGGGCGGTGATGCCGCGCCGGATGGCGTCGGCTGCATCGACCGCAATGCCGAGACGGTTGGCCTGTGCGGCCACCTCCGCGATCTCCGCGGCGGCGGCGCGCGCCGCTTCGTCTGGCGCTTCCGGCGCAGGCTCGGGCGGTGCAGTCGCGGGAGCCTCCTGCGACGGCTCCTTCTGTTCAACATCCGTCTCCGGAACGTTGTCAGGCTCGACCGGATGGGTCATCTTCATTCTCCTACCGTTGGTTTGGGTGGCGGAACTGCGCCGTCGCGGCGGCGACGCAAAGGTGGCAGTCATGTCGGAGAGCGCAGTCTCGAGGGTGCCGTTGCGATCGGCGAGACCGATCGAGACGCCTGCGCGGCCGCGATAGATCGCCGCCTCGGTGGCGCGCACGACGTCAGGCGAGAGCTTGCGGTTGCGCGCGACCAGGTCGACCAACTCGCCGTAGAGCGCATCAACGTCCGCCTGGATCGACGCGCGCGCGGGATCGGAAAGGGGCTGATGCGGATTGCCTTCGATCTTGTGCGCGCCTGCATGGATGAAGGTCCAGGAAAGCCCGGCCTTCGCATCGGCCCCGCTCTGGTCGAGATGCGCAGCGACGATACCGATCGAGCCGACTTCGCCGGTCCGGGTGACGTAGATGCGCTCTGCTGCGCTGGCGATGGCGTAGGCCGCCGAGGTCGCGCTGTCGCTGGCGACCGCCCACATCGGCTTGCCTGCGGCGCGGCGCAGCGAAGTCAGCCGGTCGACGAGATCGAACATGCCGGCGACCTCGCCGCCCGGTGAGTCGATCTCCATCACCACGCCGCGCACTGACGGATCGGCCAGCGCGCTCTCGATGGTGTCGCCGACCTCGCCGTAGACTGATGCGCCGAACAGTTCGGTCAGCCAGTCGCCGCGCGCGACCAGCGGACCCAGCACCGGCACCACCGCGATGCCAGCATCCGTGACGGCATAGCCGCGCGAGCGCTTGGGCTTACTGGTCTGCGCTGCAGTGTCAACGTGACCAGCCGCAAGCATTGCTTCGAGCGCGCGCGGCGCGATCGCCAGCGGTCGGCTGGCGAACCGGATGAGCATCGTTCGCAAGGATGTCATGGGGCCTCGTCACCAGGGGTTGGGGCCGCAGGCTGCGGCTCGTTGGCGTCGCTGTCGGCATCCATGTTCTGGGCGCCTGGCGTGGACCCGAATACCAGACCGAGCCTTTGTTCGCGCACGCGGTCGGCGGCGATCTCGGCGTCCACCTGTTCGGCGTCGTAGCCGCGCTCGGCGAGCGCTTGCGTCCTGCTCTTGAGCCCTGCCTGGATCTGTTCGATCTCGGCGCGCGCGTCCTTCAGCGGATCGACCCAATCCCAGCGCGGCGGCAGCCAGGTGCACGCAAGCCATTCACGGCGGCGCTCTTCGTAGTCGGGCAGATCGAGCACGCCCGCCATCACCGCCGTGTCCATCCAGCGCACCCAGACCTGTCGGCAGAGCTGCCAGACCATCACCGCATGCTGATACGCGTCGACGCGACGACGGAACTCGAGGAGCGCGAGCCGCGAGTTCGAGTAGTTGGCGCGCACCATGTCGTTGGAAAGGTAGGCGTAGGGGATGCCGAGCGCCGCCGAGACCTGCAGCAGCGTGCGGTACTGGAACGGCTCGTAGGTTTGGCCGACGTCGGCTGGTGCGGATGTCTGGATCTCCTCGCCCGGCTCAAGCATGATGATCTGGCCCGGCTGGAGATTCATCTGCCGCTCGCCAGCAGCATCATCGCTCTCGGCAACGTCGAACGGCTCGGCTGGCGCGGGGGTGGTGATGAACAACGCGTGCATCGCCGCGACCTTCTTCCGGTCAAGCTCGGCGTCGTCGTACTGGTCCAGCAGGAAGAGCTTGACGATGCCTGGCGCGAAGCGTGAAACACCGCGCAGTTGTCCAGCCTCGACCGGATCGATCACGTGGATCACCTCCGAGGCTGGCACGCGCACGGTTTCGCCTGCGAGACCCGGATCGGTGGTGTCGCCTGGATGGCGGCGCAGGAAGTGATAGGCGACGCGGCGGCCGATGCGGTCGAACTCGATGCCCTGGCGGATGACGTTGCCGTTGGGGGCGACTTCGTTGCGGTTGAGCGGCAGCATCTCCGACGGCAGCATCTGCAGTTGCAGCGGCACGACGAGCCCGTCTTCGGGGCGGCGGGGGCGGAAACGCAGGAACACCTCGCCAGCGATGAACACCTCGCGCGCGACCCGGCGCTGCTGGCCGTAGAAGTCGGTGAAGCCTTCGGCGTCGCTTTCGTCGGTCCAGTCGAGCCAGAGCCTCTGCACCTCGGCCTTGATTGCGCTGTCGGTGATCAGCGAGGACGGCTTGATGCCGCTGCCGACAACGTTGCCGGCCCAGGACTCGATGGCGTTCAGCGCGTAGCCGTTGTTGCGCACCAGCCAGCGGGCGCGCGCGGTGATGTCCGCTCCTGCAGCAGCGATGAGCGCGTTGAGGTGGGCACGGGTTGGCTGGAAATGGCGCAGCCGACGGCCGGTTTGCCCGGCCTCGAAGCCGCCGATAAGAGCACCGACGCGTCGACGCCAGCGCGAGAGCTTGGATAGCATCAGATCCTAGAGTCCCTTGCTGGCGGTGGTGCGGACGATGCGACGCCTGGCGCCAGCGGACGCGTCTGCGATGCGGCGTTCGAGATCGGCGATTGCCGCGGCCATTTCGGCGTCGGAGGCGTAGGTGATACGACGGCCGTCGATATCGAGCGTGCGCACTCCGCGCCAGCGCGCTTCGAGCAGCGCATCGCGGCGCGCGGTCATCTGCTGGATGTTCACGGCATCACCTCAGCGCAGATAGGAGGGTGTGAAAACGCGTCGTCCGCGCAGGGTTCGGCGACGAAGCACACCAGCAGAGGGTGGCGCGGGATCGGCAGCATTCGATTGCTCGGACGCTGGCGCAGGAACGTCATCGCGATGTTCGGGCGCGGCCGAATGCTCCTTATGCTGGCGTGATGGAAGTCCGGTCTGCGCCTCGAGATTGCGCCAGGTCGTTTCGGTCCAGCGATCGGCCCCGGCGATCCAGGCTGCGGCGCGGGCATAGACGCGGCAGTCGAGGACCTCGTTGCGCTGCCACAGCTTCTGCCATTCGAGCCGGGTGAAACCGCGTTTCGTTTGCACGCTCACCAGCTGCTCGGCGACGAGCTGCTTCACCCATTCCGCTTCCATGCCGCGCGGCAGATGGACGTAGCCAGGTGGATAGGTGCCACCAGCGGCGAGAACCTCGTCCGTCGGTCGGCTGAGCCGCAAGAAACGG